CACCACCTTACCACCGTGTCAAGCCGCCACAGAACCCTTGTTCACTTGTGGGGTCAGCGGGCGCGGGCGTAATTAAATGGCGACTCCGCGAAGGCTGCGTAGATGTATGTAGCCCCAGATCCGTTATACGCGCTATCGCTGCTGCGGAACTTAAATCCATTGCTTAAAAAATCAACCTCATTCGGTTGAGCACCTTCTGCAGCAGAACTGTTAGCAAGTAAGCGATCTTGGGCAACATTGTACGGGCTGCGAGTTGCATCAATGATTCGCCAGTTTTCACCAGAAGCACTCGATTGCTTGACTAAATACCACTTAACTCTAAACCCGGTATACACAAACGGCCCATCCGTGCTGCCGTTGCCGGTGTAGCTGCCGAAAGAAGAGTACCCGACTACTGGGGCGAAGCAGTAAACGACGTAGGTGTATCCGTTAGTAAAAAAGTTGTTATTTGCAGTGAAAACAGTAGAGGTGGGTGCAGATCCCCATGAATAGTCAGAAGCCGCTGCTGCCGTGCTGTTGAGGGCTAGGTAACTGCCAGTGCCAAGTGAAGTGTGATACGTCCACCAAGAGCTGCTGTTGCTACGGGCTTTGGTGATCAAAAGAGTTGGCGCGGCACCAAGTCCGTGTCCGACAGTGAAAGAGCCAGACCCCATTGTGAAAGTGACAATCGAGAATCCCGCCGTCGCGTTGGCCCTGACACTAGAAGTGATGGAGCCTTGTGTGTTCGTGACGGTGGAGCTGCCGGCGTCCCAGGCCCAGGCTGCAAACGTCTGACCGTTGGCGTTGGTGCCGATGTAGCTGGTGGCATCAACCGTGAAACCATCAGATGTTGTGGCAGTAATGGTGTTAAGAGTGCTTTCTGCAGAGGTCAGGTTGCTGTGAAGAATGTTGCCAACACCACGAACTACGTCGGCCAGTTGGTGATCGTATGTTGTGCTGCGGCTTTTGATCCACAAAAAGTCAGGACTAAACCCCAACCCCGAAATAGTCTGCGTGCTGCCATTGCCCGTGTAGAGCTTCACATCCATCACCGTGGAAGGCTTTGTGACTAGTGGCGCCGGAAGGTTTGCCGTGCAGAGCGCCTTGAAGCCGCTGGGGGCCGTGTAGGCGAACGGGCGTTGGCCGAAGTTTGTGGCAGCCGAGAACGTTTGTGAACTCGACTGATCCCCAATTGCCGGAAAGTAGGGACCAGATGTAAGACTTGAAAAGGCGGTGCCTTGACTGCTTCCGTTCTTGTAGAAGGTCAGCGTTCCGTTGTCAGCGTCAAAGGCCACGCCAATAACATCGCCGTTGGCGTAAGAGGCACCGTAAGAGGCCCCCGAAGTGTTATTCCACTTCTGCCCATCAGATCCCCTGTAGCCCCAGCTTGTTGCTGTGTATCCAGGGTATTCAGAATCACCAAATGGCTTGGTTGTAATGCCCAGCACAGCATTTGTTGGTGAGGCGCTGGATGCGGTAATGGTGGTTTCCCAGTACCACTTGCCACTACTCATGCCGAATGTTGCACTGCCCTGCGTTGTGCTTCCTGCGGTTCCCCACGCAACATCAAGATTGCCGTTTGAAAGGGTGCAGTCGCTGCCCTTGGCAAGTGAATTCCAAGTGCAGTAATTCCCCCTTACCTCACCCCCCACGCCGGTATCCGTCTGGGCCCCATTAGTGGGAACGTCTACGAGGGAATCGTTTCCTGCACCAGCGGTGACCGACAGGTTGTTCGGGGTCCAGTTGTTGCCCAGACCAGAAGTGTCCTTCCCTAATGTGGTCGCGGTGTTGCTGCTGTTGTCCGCGAACTCCAGGTGCCAACCTTGTGAGCCGTATGATGCCGAGAACGCCTTGGGTATGAGCTGGCCGGTGGTGGCGTCGGTTTCGGTGAAGCTGCTGGGGGTCAGTTGTTGACCATCAATAAAAAATACATCGGCCAAGAGGCCATTGAAATACTGATTTGAGCCTGCTGAATAACGACCAATCTCGTGCGTGAAAGCTCCGTTGACTGCAATATTGGTGTTTAAGTAAAGATCTCTGTTGGTCGAAAAATCTGTTTGCTGGGCCCCGTTTACATAAAACTTAAGCCTGTTTGCGTTTGACGCTTGATCGGTGTCAACCGAGACGCAAATGTGATACCACGCTGAATAATCCCTAAGTTTTGCAGTCGTTTCTTTCCATGCAAAACTTAAATTTCCAAATACAAGCGCACCATCCGACTGCCATGAAATCGCAAAAGGCGTCGTGCCGTCGGTGACGCTAAACAAAACATTCTGCCCAGCGGTTAGCGATGCAATCTTTACCCACGCTGCAAAGGTGAACTTTCTACGGTCTCCAGCAGATGCGGGGGTGCGGGACAAGTAGGCACTGTCACTACTATTGAAGCGCAGGCTTCTGCTAATCCCTCCGGCAGCAGCAGGCGGTGGTGCACCAAGAAGACCGATAACTGCCGAATTATTTAAAACAGACATCTTAAATTAAGCCTTAACGTCTTGAACTAAACGGAAAGCAGCACTAGATGTGTCTTTTACATAATATACCAACAAATCAACGGCTCCACTAACTGCGGTTAATCCAGGAATACTTCCTGAACCGCCGGGAAATTGCCAGCCTGTCGCAAAGGACATCGTGTTGCCAGAGCTTCCTTGGATAATCGTAATAACACCGGCCTGACCAGAACTTAAACTTGTTGGATTCTGAAGAGTTGTGTTGCCAGTTAATGTGATTTGAAAATTATTGCCTGAGCTAAGGTTCAAAGCAATACCCGTGGAATATGCAATAGTTACAACAGAACCACGTTGGCCGCCCGTAAATGTCTGGGCTCCTGTAATCGTTGCAAAAGTTGCAGTGGAAATAGTTCCTGTTTGAGTGTTTCCGTCAGCAAAACGAATGCCTCCAGTACCTACTCCAAAACTAGTACCAGTTATTGTGGCACCAGAAACCTGGGTTGTAAATACACCTGAAACAGCATTAACAGTTGTACCAGTAATGGTTGTGCCAGTAATGGTTGTAAATCCTGCTGTATTGCCAGTAATAGTTGCACCAGAAATACGCGTTGTGAATACACCTGAAGCAGCATTAATGGTCGTACCTGTAATTGTCGTACCTGTTACGGTTGTAAACCCAGCAGATTGACCTGTTAAATTTGTAAACTGTCCTGTATTGCCCGTAATAGTGGCACCAGAAACCTGGGTTGTAAATACACCTGAAACAGCATTAACAGTTGTACCAGTAATGGTTGTTCCTGTTACGGTTGTAAATCCTGCCGTGTTACCAGTAACTGTAATTCCAGAAACAGTTGTAAATGCACCAACAGTTCCGGTAACTGTCACGCCAGAAATAGTTCCGGTACAAGTTACGTTTCCACTAAATGTTGGGTTTTGAACTAATCCAGAAATCTGAATGCTTTTGTCGACACCAGCATCTGTAAATGTGATGGTATCAACTTTAATAATTCCGTACGGCATGGCAGTTCTTTTTCTTTTATTATTTTACTTTAAGTATTAAGGCAAAATAATTAACGGTCCTTTGATAATAAATCCACTGGTGCTACCAGAAACAACGCCTGAGCATGTAATCGCTACTGTTGAACCAGAAGGCTGCGTAATATGAAGCGTTTGTCCCGTTATGTTTGTAAATAAACCCGCAGTTCCTGTAATTGTTTGACCAGATACGGTTCCGGTAACACTTATACCAGAACCAAAAAATCCAGACCCAAGAGTAAACGTATTACCAGAGAAGGTAAAATCTCCAGAAAAACTTTGGTTTGCAGCTTGTAAGAATTGAAATATACCCGAAGTAGCTCTAACAACATTTCCAGTAATTGTTTGACCTGAGACTTGAGTTGTGAAAATACCGGAAACACTGGTAAGCGTAGTGCTATTAATAGTATTGCCAGTGATTGTATTACCGCTTATTTGTGAAGTAAATATGCCGCTTACACCGCTAATCGTTTGGAAATTAATTGTTCCACCAGTAATCGTGGTACCAGTAATGCTATTGAATCCAGCAGATTGACCAGTTAACGTCGTGAACTGTCCGGTATTGCCGGTAATTGTGGCACCTGAAATCTGAGTAGTGAAGACGCCTGATTGAAAATTCGCCGTTGTTCCAGTAACGGAAGCACCTGAGATTTGAGAAGTAAATACTCCAGAAACTCCAGTGATTGTGGTGGCACCTACCGTATTTCCTGTAATAACCAGGCCGCTTAACTGACTGGTAAATACACCAGATACTCCTGTAATAGTTGTTGCATTTACCGTATTTCCAGTAATTGCGGCGCCAGAGATTTGGCTGGTAAAGACTCCTGAAACAAAATTAGCAGTTGTGCCGGTAACCGTAGTTCCAGTTACAGTAGTAAATCCTGCTGTATCACCCGTAATAACCGTGCCACTTAACCGAGTAAAAACACCGGAAGTGAAATTAGACGTGGTTCCTGTAACCGTTACTCCACTTAAAGTTCCACTGATATTGACGCCTGACGAAAAGAATCCAGATCCAAGTACAGAAAGATTGCCTGAAACGGTCAGGTTGTTTTGAACGGTATGGCCACTGGTAACCAGAGTTCCAAAGGTTCCCGTTGTTGCGTTTACTGTATTTCCAGTGATTGTGGCCCCTGAAATACGATCAGTAAACGTACCGCTAACAGCAACAACGTTGGTAAATCCACCGAGACTTCCGGTTACAAGCGTTCCGGAAACCTGGGTAGTAAAGACGCCTGATTGAAAATTAGCCGTAGTTCCGGTAATGGTTGTCCCAGTTACGGTTGTAAATCCGGCCGTATTTCCTGTTAAAGTACCAAACTGACCAGTGGTGCCAGTAATTGTCGTTCCTGTTAACGTCCCACTTACCGTTACGCCAGACGTAAAGAAAGAGTTGCCGCGTGCAAATAAAGTTCCACTAACAGTTAAATCATTCTGAACGTTGTGTCCACTAGTGGTTAGTGTTTGGAACGTTGCGTTTGTAGCGTTTACATTAGTTCCGGTCAGCGTGGTACCGCTGATCGTACCTGTGACGGTTAAATTATTTTGTACAAAAACAGCATTGAAGTTGGCAATGCCATTGACATTGGTAGCACCGAGGGTAGTTGTTCCAGTAACCTCAAGAGTGCTGTTGATTAAAAGTGGGCCTGTTAGTACACCACCTGTGAAAGTTAAATATTTTGTATTTAAGTAGTTTGCAAATTCAGTTAAGGTAATTTTTTTATTTTTAAGCGTCGGGTCAACTTCGAATACGTGAACAATCGTCAGCAAATCGTCCTCTGCTAACGACCCGCCCTGAATTGAGGGCAATTCCGTAATCCTTCTATTTGCCACCTATATCAAGCCAGTGCGTTACTTATGATTATAATCGGCACAATTTTGAAAACTTATTTTATTCTGATTTCAATCTTGGGAAGATTTTCGGAAGCTACCTTCCATGCGAACTGAAGGCCTGTTACAATTCCGGTTGAAATACAAAGAATTAATAAAAGTTCTGCAACGGTCAAGTTGCGCCTAACGTAAACAACTTGTGGAGCTGGCCCCAGGGGTCGTTGAATACGTCCTTCTTCTAACAGCGTCTGTTGGATGGCAAGCTCTCGTGCTTTCGCCTTCATTGCTTCAAGTTGTTCAGGTGTGATCTGAGGTGGCAACGGGGGCTGGCTAGCGGAAACTTGTTCTTCCATGATCATGCAAAACGTTTACAAAAAGACTAGCATCTAAACAGATTAATTGTTGCGATGACTCAAGGATTAAGAAAAGGATTGCTAGACATTGCACATGAATTGAAGGGAATCAGGAACATCCTTTCAAGCATGTGGCATTCACGCTACCAGGATGGAGAAACGGATCGCATCAATCCTGAAGTTTACGCGGATGAATACATTTCCACTGATGAATGCGCCCGAAGGCTGGGCGTATCTGATCAGACGATTAGGAACTGGATTCTTACAGGAAAAAAACGACCGGATTCTGGCTGGGTGTACGGGTTACACTACATCAATATCAGTCCTGTCGGTGGAAACAAACAGATTATTCGTATCCCTTGGAATAATTTGATCCAAAGCTTCACAAAGGATACCATTCCTGGGTACAGGAGCTTTATGGAGAAAGATGTTGTCAAATATAGCTCTCAAATTCGAGAAGAAAAGGATTCTCACATCCCCAACCCCTCTGTTCCCAAGACTCCCGACTTTGACGACCCGGATATTACAGAGGAGTTGTGATGACGCACCGATTTGACGGCTGGTCTATAGAAGATGTAACAATTGAAAACTTCACGGATCTACTTCCGGCCTCCCTTTCGGTGCAAATAGAAATTTTTTTGCCTCCTTCTGGGTCCTTTGATACTCCCATCCTGCGCAGATACCTCGAAAACTTAAAAAATTATGAAGAAGAAGACCCTACTTTTGCTATGACACTAGCAAACAGATTGCGTGTGGCTTTCCAGGACATGGGACCAGATACAATCTGTGGTAAATTCCCCAACGCAGATTTGCCTTTGAAACGTAGGCTCAGATGTGTTGCCGAATATTTGATTAGAGCCGGAGAATTTGATAAGCTTCGGGATGAGAACGGCAAACTAATTAAAAAACGGGGAATTCTCGGAAAACTTGTCGTTATCTACCAGCCGCTACCTAAAATGCGGGAAACCCTAGTTCGTCAAGGATTGATAAAGAAATGAACCGACGCGAAAAATTGATTGCCTCTGTGATTGGTCCGGAGCTTGATCAAGATAAAGCAAAGATGCTGGATACGACGCTTAAATTAATCCTTGGCGATATGGGCCAGATGTTTTCTAAGTTCTGGGAAACTGAAGGGCCCGGCGTTATGTGCTTTCAGCCTGAGCAAGTTGAGAAATCAATGTTTTATCTGACATTGAAAGAGCTTCACAGTGCACAAGAGGAGTGCGAGCGAGAAAACAACGGTGATCTTGCTGAAACTTTTGGGCGCATTCTCCAGGCTGCACAAAAAATTGACCCAGAAGAAAGCGCTGGTTACATCTTGAACGACAAAGACGGCATTCGTTTTCTTGCTGTTGATTACAACAAGGTCTCTGAGTCCTGATGGCTGCTTTTATTGGAAACAAATTAGTTGAAGACTATGAGTGGATCAGCTCAAGAGATATGATTGACTCTGCTCATCTCGTGATGGGTGGCGTTGATTTGGATCCGGCTAGTTCAACTAAAGCAAATGAATACGTCAACGCAAAAAAATACTACACTCCCCTTGAAGACGGATTAAATGAACAGGAGTGGTTTGGAAATGTTTATTTATTTCCACCAAAACACTCTTATTTTTGGCATAGCAAATCTCAACGATGGAAAATGACGCGTGGTTTGTCTCCTACGTTGACTTCTAGCTATTCCATTTGGTGGAGAACGCTGAAAAGAAAGTGGCTATCTGGTGAAGTTGAGCAAGGTATTTATTTTGCTAATGCACCAGACATGTTTATGTATTGCCAGGACATATTCGATCACCCCATTTGCATCTTCAGAACTCGTCCAATGTTGACGCAACATTTTTACCACACTGGTGAAATAAAAACACGTACGACTTGTACTTCGTTTGCAATCTTTTTGCAGCCCAGAAGGAATGTAGAGGATGCCAGGCAACATTTTGTTGAAGTCTATGGCGAAATGGGTCGCATTCTTATTTAAACAAGCTAAGATCTTAAAGCTTCAGTCAAATTTATGAGCATTCTCTCTGATCGTGAAATCAAAGAACTTTCGATTGAGCGGGGGATGATCCAGCCGTTTCAGGATCGTCTCATCAATGAAAGTAATGGACGCAAATTACTGAGCTATGGGCTCAGTTCTTATGGGTATGACATTCGTTTGTCGCCCAAACAGTGTCTGATCTTTGGTCGCACGCAATCAGGTGATTGTGATCCTAAAGATTTTGATCAAAGTATTCTTCGTCCAGCCGAATTACTGGAAGATGAGAAGGGCCAATACTTTCTTTTGCCTCCATATGGCTATTGTCTTGGCGTTGCGGAAGAATATTTGGATCTTCCAGAAGATGTGACCGTTGTTGCAGTTGGGAAAAGTACGTATGCCCGATCGGGAATTCTCGCTAACATTACTCCGGCGGAGTCTACGTGGGCTGGGCACTTAACACTGGAGATCAGTAACTGTACTGGGCTCTTTAATCGTATTTATGCCAACGAAGGCATCTGTCAACTCCTCTTCTTCCGTGGCGAGAAGTGCGAAGTGAATTATAAAATGCGCAAGGGTAAGTACCAGGATCAACCCAAAGAGGTTGTCTTCAGTAAGGTTTAAGCAAAACCTCTGAAGGTGCCAGAGAATCGCTGGGGCTTGCGTGCGTAGCTAACGGCGCCCGTAGGCCCGGCAGTATCTCCTTGGCTTGGTAGAGACACACCGTCAAGAACAGCCTCGTTCCTGGGCGTCCTACCTCTGATCTGTGGCTCATCAATAGATGCTCTTTGTCTGTATGCTCCAGCAGTCTTTGCTGCTGACATAAATTTTGCTACACGATCTTGTTGCCTGATGTTGCGAATATCAACTTCATCAGCAATGCGCCTCTCTTCTTCATCAAGACGCCTTATATCTGTGTCGTAAGCCTGTTCTGGATTTAAGTCCGAGACTTCAGCGCCGGAAGTACCAGAGCGCTGTCCACTGTTATATGTGGGGTCGAAAAATCTTGCCATGATATTATTTTAAATGAAGGAAACCCGAGGAAAATAATGATGCATGCGGCGATGACACCAGATGCATTCTTAAATCAATTTGTCATTAATGACGAAGTTATCAATCGTTGCCTCTGTGAAAGCGACTTTGGTCAGCCTTTGGACAACGAAAAGCATGACGTTCCTCTTCAAGATATGTACAATAGGGGTTTAGTGCTCACACAACAAGGTCGTGAGCGCACAAACCTACAAATCGAAGGAGCAGAACGATGTGGTATGACGGGTTACATTCCGAGTATGGAACAGGGACTTGCGATGGGGGCATCACCCAAGCCGAAAGCATTAGTTTTGGATCTGGGGGAAGTGGACGAGGAGGAGATGGAGCAATCTCGCAAAAGACGTGGTTTGAGCCGGTAGATTCGACACTGGACTCAATTGTCTTTTTAGACTCACCTACTGTTTTTTCTGGGTGCACGGATGGGTTTTGTCCCATGCCCACCCCAAAAGTTGACATGGTGAATCATCCACCGCATTATGCCAACTCAAAAAAGAAAATTGAAACAATTGATAAAATTGAAGACGCTGTTCAGTTTGCACCAGATGCTGTACTTGGTGGTCTTCAGTGGCAAATCATCAAGTACATAGATCGAATGTGGGATAAAGAAGATCCCAAGAAGGACGCTATGAAAGCAAAGTGGTATCTTGAAAGGCTTATCGATAAGCTTTCCTAGAAAACAGAATATTCTCTATCGTCATCTTCATCATCCTCATCATCTTCATCTCCTTCGCACATCATTGCCAGCTCAACTAATTCCAGTTGGGTTGGCAAATCAAATTCAAGTTCAATATTTTCGTCAGCAAGAATATCCTTAACAGCAGCCCACTCGATCAAACGGCGCTGATAAAGGTTTAAAAGAGCAGCATAAAGTTGATCCCAAGTCATTTCTTGGGCTTCCAGCTCTGCTTTACGCATTGCAAACTGCAATTGAAGCGGTAGCTCTAATTCGCGGGGACGAACTGTCTCTTCCATTTCTGTTTGCTGATCTCCAAATATTCTAATCCCAAGAAGCAAACTCGGTATCGGTTTCTTCGTAGTCGATGTCTGATTCTAAGAAATGCTCCTTACTAAAACAGTTTGAGAACTCTGCCAAAATATAAGGATTGCTGTTTGCTTCCAGGTTTCTGATCGCCTGGATTTGATGTTTGGCACCCGAATAAGTTCTGAATGCGTTAAGCAAAATCTCACCGGGCTGACAAACTGGCTTCTTGACTTCCAGGAGAAACAGGTGGGCTTCTTCTCTACGTCTATCTACCAGGCCGCCAATCACCTTGTGGTACGGATCAAAAATCCAATGGGTGATTTCTTCTGCCGCTTGACCCCAATTTTCGTTTTCAATTGCGTCAATAATTTCACTATATAAGAATGGTTCCCATCCAATGGAATGAATGAAAGAAATAAGAGCTTCCTTCATGGAAGGGTCAAGACCTAGATTTAAACGTGTCAGTTCATCATCGATAAGCTCTACTTCGTGAAGCAAGTATTCAAGAGCTTTGTGTTGTGTACAGCGATGTCCTTGTTTTACTGGAGAACCGTCTGGATAGTACTGTGTTCCATAACCAAAAGTATAGGGAGCGCAACCTGTGCTTACATCCGGGTATGCTTTTTCGCTATACCCCTCATATTTTTTGATGATGTTAATGGCACGCAAAAAATCGGCCATGGAAAGTACAGCAATTACTCTCCATAATAGTGTTAATTAAATTAAAGTGTTAACCTTTGCCTTGCCCTCTGGACTTTTTACGTCCATGAGAAGGCTTGGAATTCTGTCCTTGACCTTGCCTCGTGAGCTTGGGTTGTGATTCTTTTTTCTGAATCGTGTTGCCTTTTACTTTACCCATTTTAATTTTTTTTATTTTTAACTACTGCTGAACACACTTCAAGAAAAAATTCTTGTGAATATTTGCCTTTGATCATATTTACTCTACCATCGACCAATTGAATATTTTCTTTGGTATAACCAATATTATTTTGAATACGATCTATACTACAAGAAAAATAAGAATGATGCCCTATTTCTGGAAAAGTTATATCCCAACCTGTTAACGCGCACTGTCTTTTTTGTTTTTCATATAAATCAGCCACCTCATCCATTGAAATCTCCCATTTTAAACCGCGTGTTTCCGCGCAAGTTTTAAATTTATTAAACCAACTTATTCGTATTCCTCTATACCAGCCTATGTGAAAATTTCCTTTTTCTCGATTATTGCACTTTTTACAGGTTTTTTTTAATCTTAATGATTCTTCTGCGTAATTTTTTCTTAAATAACTTTGTATTTCACCACATTTTGAACAGGGTTTGTAATAACGACCATCAATTCCTTTAACAACTGACATAAATGTAACTGGCTACCACTTTACTAATTCTACCACTTAACATGCGAACTCCACCAGGCAGCGGACATTTTTCCTTTGGCAATATTTTTGGAGTGCCTAGCTTTAAAACTTTCTCTGCGTTTGCGATACGATTCTGATTCACCTTCTTTTTTGGGACTGCCACTAACCCCTTGTTGGCCAAAGCGAATAATTTTTTCTTTTCCACTCTCACACGCTTTAACTACATGGGATTTTGTGGGGTGCCCAGGGGTTTTCTTTGGTTTGTTGCAAGGCATTGAGTCCTTGTGTAATTTTGCCGCAGTAGCAGCTTTTTTACGTTTATCAGACATCAACCAAATCCCTTAAACAAAGAAGTGAACTCATCCAGGAAGCCTTGACCAGATTTAGATTTTCCTGGTAGTTCTTCATCTAAGTCAATTGTAAAATAACTTGTACTTGGCTCAGACGTTTCTTCTGTATCTTCTGTGCCTGTATCAAAGAAACTTTCAAGAGTCTCAAGAGAGGCGTATGGGTTTTCAAGATCTAGACCTGTAGTTTTTAACGCTTCATCCCTACCTGCTTTTGTTAAGGCAATTTGTTCGGACCTATCTATATCAGGGAAAAAGTTTTCGTAAAACTCATCTTCTGTTCCCTGGAACCCAGAGGATTGGAATATTTTATAAAGTTCAGTATCTGCTTTAATTGCGGCATCAGGCTTGTAATCTTCTGGTCGCTCAATATAAGTAACACCCAAAAGTTCTTGGGTGGGTTTTTGTCTTTTTTCATTGAGATACTTGATGTTCTCGCGTATTTCCTGTGCTGATCCCGTTCTTAATGCTTCAACAATATATGCGCGTAAGTCATCGATTGTTCCTTTGAAATCAGTAAGTCCATATCTTTTTAATACGTCTTCCCATGTTGTCTTGTCGTCTGGATTCAAGCCTTTTAACATCTCATCTGCAAACTCTTCAGGCAAGAGGAAAGGTCCAAACACTAACTCAGTATTCTCAACTTTATTTTTTACAGCCGGAAGAATATCGTTATAAATAAAGTCATTGATTTTACCAGCATTTAAATAATCTTCAGCGGAATCATACCCTCGCCCTTGACCTCTGATCTGATAATGCATCTTCGCAAACTGCTCTTTATTATTAACATCTACACCAAAACGATACGCCTGAGAGGTCCAATAAGGATCTCCACGCTTTGCTGCTTCCCAATCTCCTTGAACAGTTCTAGCTTGTTCTGAATAAACTTCTTGCTTGCCAATATTCCCCGTTGGGTTGATATAAAAATCAGCATTAAAATAACGAGTGGCAGCATTTTGAATTTCATTAAGATATTGTGTTGCTTTAAGATCGGCAATCTGCTTGGCAGCATTAGCAAGATCTTGTGTTTGAAATGGGTTCTGTTCATCTTCTTTAACGTCAATGTAATCAACAAATTCGTTCATTGATTTCGATTGATTAAAGCGAGGAATCAGATAAGTATCTAAAAACTTTCTGGCAAACTGCCCTTCAATTTTTAAGTTTTCACTTGCCGTTCCAGCATCAAGACCGAGTTGTATCTCTTCGTCGTAACGTGTTTTCAACGCATTATCAAACCACTGTTGCCAGTTGTAAGTAACAGAGTTATTTATTCCACTGATTCCTTGGAGCGACTTCTCTAAAGACTCTTGTCCCTTGTTGCCACCAAGAAAAGACCATACGCCACCAACTCCGGAATCGCCCAGAATTGAATTGGCTAGATCCTTGTTTAAATTTGTAATTTCACCAAAAGCACCAAAGCCTGAGAACATTGCTAATTCTTGTTCTTTTGCTTTTGCTTTCTTCATTTCAGCAATTGTTTCTTTTAAAACATCTTGCGTCAATGCTTTAAATTTTTTAACGTCTCTAAGTGTTCTTTCTCCAATTGCTAATTCAACTTCACCTTGTAATCCTTCGCCAAGCTGAAGATCTCTAGCTTGTTGCATCTCGAGATCTGTTGGCCTTTTCTCCGTATAAGAATTAGCAGCAGAGAGTTGTTCCGCTGGATTGGCGCGTCTATTCTCGTATCTACCAGTAGCAGTGTAATGATATAAATAAAAACTACCTTCGCTATCAAATCGACCAAGAATATCTAAGTCGTCATTTCTTGCTGCGTTACGCCAGGCATCAGCTACGTCTGGATATGTGTTCCGGTAAAAGTTTGAATCAAAGTCTCCATAGGGTGGCTTAGCCCCTAAAGATGTGCTCCAGGGTTGGAGCTTTTCAGTTGAGTAGTATCTTTTGAAGTTATCTTCAATTGATCTTTTTAAATCATCGCTAACCCCCGAAATACCTCTAATTAAATTTCTTTGCTGTACATAGTCACCGCCGCGAGTAGAGTTAACGGCTTGCATTGTACGATCGTAAGCCGCATTCTTCGCTCTATTTTCATTTTCTTCCTTTTGTACTTTTTCATTTTCAACTCTATTTCTTTCATTTAAATCTCTATTTCGATTACTGTAATAAGTAATTTCATATGCTTTTTGATTAACTGGATTTGCAATGCCGCTTAACGCGGACTCAAGATCTTGAGTTTCTACATTTCCTCCATAAACATTGGTGTCAATATTGACGCCAAGAGAGCGTAGAGCACCAGCAATAGCCCAAGTCGCCCCATTCCTATCAACGTCCCTAGGATCTACGTTAAACCTGATTTCTCTAGTTGGATAAAGAGGATTACCCGATTCATCAGTTGGTATTCCATAGTCTACCAATCTGGTAATCGTTGTTCCAGGCTGGTATGGGTCGTCTATAAATGAAAATGGAGGAGGTGAATCATAAACAGATACCGTCACTGGTATTGGCTGATCTGCCGTTGGATAATCGGTTCTTAAGCGTGGAATATTTTCCTGCTCACGAATAACATTCCACCTGCGGGCACCAGCATCATATGAAATTCCCATATCACACAGCCGGTTTCAATACTGAAGATTGGTAGTAACAGATATCAACAACTTCTTGTGACATCCATGCTTTTATTTTTTCCATCCTAACCTGAGTAAAGAATTCTTGCTGCTTGTACCACTCTTCAACCTCAGTACTTCCTTTATTGCTATTGCAGCGTCTACATGCAGGAATTAAATTATTTCTATTGCTAGATCCAGACTTAAATCTAGGGACAATATGATCAAGGCTCGTTGCAAAATCTTCGCAATAAGCACACTTGCTTTCCCATTCTTCGTAGATAGATTCTCTAAACTTTCTTTTTGCTAACCTTGGAGTTAATTCGACCAGCAGAGCAAGAGGCGCGTGCTCGTCATGGAACATACTCTTTAGTTGCCGTTACCTTATTCTAAGATTCCTAAGCCAATCTTAAATTTTAAAATTTCATAAAGACCCTTGACAGAACCTTTTATATCGGTAGTGTATATCTGAACACGCCCTGATTTTTATGGCGGCATCAACAGGTTGGGTTTCAGCCAACAAAGCGTGCGAGTCCCTGGGACTTGACAAAAAAACGCTCTTCAAAATGCGCGATGATGGAACCCTTCGTTTGGGACCCCATTATGCCGCATTTAAAGATACGTTTTCCCGTGACTCCTATCGCTGGAACCTCACTAGCGTGCGGAAAGAATTAAGGAA